TAGAATGAATTGACCCCTGACGAAGCTCCAACCAAAAAAGTTGCTACTCTTCAGGTTAAGGATAAGGCAGCCCAAGAAGAGCCTCGTACTTTCCCACCCGAAACACGTTTAAACATCAATACCGCTACCGCTCAAATGATCGCTGATCACATTAAGGGTATCGGCCTTAAGACAGCTCGAGAGATCAAAGATCTTCAGATGTCCTTATCGGGTGAGAAGTTTAATAGTCTTGAGCAGTTAAAACAAATTAAGCGTGTGGATTGGAACGCCGTGCTTGCCGCCGACTTAATCAGGGTTTAATCCATTTCACAAAGGAAGGCCCCTGGGAGACCAGGGGTTTTTTCGTTTTAAAATAAAAAGAAAAAGATAATGGCTGGTATTCAGTACTTTGGTCAAGTTGGCTCAACCGGCGTATCAACCGGTCCGCATAAACATGTTTATGTAAAAGAACTTGCGACCGGAAAGTATCTTGACCCAGCAACAATTCGTACGCCACTACTTGGTTTGCGTATTGGTGAAAAGAAAATACCTGCGTTAATTAAAACTGCAGACGGTAAGATTGACTTCAATCCGGCTGCTGGGATTACTTTAACTTCGAGGTATGGTCCACGCAGTGCTCCAACTGCAGGAGCTAGTTCTTTTCACCGTGGAGAGGATTGGGCTCTTCCAGAGGGTACTCCCATTTACTATGAAGGCGGCGGCAAGTTCATACCTAAATCCAACCAAGGTGGCTACGGTAATCTCGCAACCCTGGTTACAGGAGACAATAAGTATGAAATCGGCTTGGGTCACATGAAGACGCTGGGAGGTGCGTCTGAGCTTCCAGCAACGACCCTACCACTTGACCAACAATCCCCTGGCACCAGTGGAGATGATCTTTCAACTCTGATGTCACTTCTTCAGTTGACCAAACCCCGTCAAAAAACAGTTCAAGAATCTTTGCTTGAGCAATCACTTGGCGAATTACTTACTCCCAAGCAGAGCATGGCCCAACAATTCCTGATGGAGTACATGGGCTCTCCGATTCCAGGTGTTGGTTAAGTTGATACATTTATAATTAAACTATAACGAAAGGTAGACGTGCAATTATCGGAATTTGATAAAAGCAGAGTCAGGTATCACCTGGGCTACTTTACCGTGTCTGTTCCAGCGGGTGACTACAGTCGCTTGGAAGAAGCTATGAATACGGTTCCGGATTCATACTTCTATGACAAGGTTGTTATTCAGCTCGGCCGTTGTGATACGGCGGAGAAGAAAACCGAAGTTGCATCGACACCTTCTACACGAATTGAAAGCATCCTCGGTGACGTGGATCGTACAATTCGTTCAAGCAATGCCAAGGAAGCATTAAAGGTTTGGGACGAGATTTATCTCTACGAAACCAACCGTCTTGCTGGCATCCTCTACGTTCCTAACTATAAAGATCCATTTCAGGCTCGTTACCGTTATGAACGCTCAGGTGCGGAGTTTATTCAAGCTTTACCTGGTCCTGCTGATACTGCAGTGGGTTCTCGTATTTACCTTCATGAAGTTTGGCGTTAATCATGGCCATTGATATCTTTAAGGCTATCCAGAACGCAGGTGTTGTCTCCCCTGTCTTCCAGCGCCCACAAGCCAAGGCAAAATCTTTTGTAGAGACAGCTGCTGCATCTGCGCCTGCTTCCTCTCTTTTCAAGTGGCCAGGACAAAAGGCTCCATACGGCGCTGCACCTGGCGCCCAACCACAAACGCTTGCCTCGGTTTCTGATCCGTTGGAACGCGCATATCTTGAAGAAAAGAGTCGTGTAGCTCAGCTGGCAGCACAAAACCCAGAGCTTCAGCGTTACGAAGCAGCACGCAAGATTGCTGCAGCACAGAACGCTACGCCTGAGCAAGTGCAGTCTGCAGAAGATATCGGGATGCAGATGTGGGCAAAAGCCAATCCTGAACTCGCCAAGCGCGTCAAGCCTGGTCAATCTGGTTACGACGTTATTCAGGGTGTTATCAATGCAGGCGCCATGGGTGCGCCGGCAGATTTACCCTTCAACCCAGCATCCCTCCTGGGGACCAACGCAACACAAACCATCCCCAGCTATGCGGGCGCATCTGATCTGCAGCCGATTGGTACTCCACTTCCTCAAACACAGTTTAACACACCTCAAAACCAAATCCAAGCCCAGATGTTTAATCGCTTTATGAGCGGACAAGGACAACCTCCCGTGGCACCGCCTCCTACTAGCCCGGCGGAAGCAACTTATGCAGGCGCCACAAACGTTCAGCCTGTAGGCGGTATTTCCCTGGAGCCCTTCTCCTTCAGTACTCCTGCCGAAAAGCGCCGCGGTGATCTCTTCCAACAGCTTTTGAATAGCACGTTGTCTGTACAGTAAGTCAAATCTGGCATTGCTTTGCATGTAAGCCCAGCCGACTGGACACAAATCTTTTGATTTACGGGGGCCAGTGTTGTTGCTTTAAACCCATGATTCTCTGTCCCAAGTTTGTTAAACGAACCCTGACCCACCTCGCAACAGTACTAACGCTTCAAACAGTATTTGTTCCCGCACTCAGGGCAAGTTCAAACTGGGTAGCAAGTTAACAAGAAACCCATGTCCTACAACACCGAACAACTAAAAGAAATTGCGCGGCAGAAAGCCCGTGATTTTGGTGTCAATGAAGACATCTTCTTGAAGCTTGTACAGAAGGAATCCGGCTGGAACCCACAAGCTAAGAGCAGCGCTGGTGCCATGGGCCTTGTTCAGCTCATGCCTGGGACAGCACAAGGTCTTGGTGTTTCCAATCCCTATGACCCTGTACAGAGCTTGACGGGTGGTGCTCGTTATCTGAGCCAACAACTCAAGCGCTTTGGTTCCTATGACAAAGCACTGGCAGCCTATAACGCGGGTCCGGGCAATGTCGAACGATACGGAGGCATTCCTCCCTTCAAGGAAACACAGAACTACGTCAAGAACATTCTTGGTGGAGCTAATGTGGCTGCCCCAAAACCAGCGGTACAGGCACAGGAAGCATCCGGATCTAGCGTTCAAGATTTCTTGAAGGGATTCTTGTTGCAGAATTTCCTGCTCAATGACCAAAGTGTTGTTCCATCTTTGGGAGAACAGTTATTTAAAACTGCTCTCCAGCGTCCAATGACACAGATGGAAACCGATACGGCGACGGCCTCCCTTTACACACCAAGGACACCGTTCCTGGAATCACTCACTCAGTTTTGATTTAGAGGGCTTCACTTGTTTGGAGCCCTTTTTGTTATGACGCTCTTTGGAAAAGGCTTTTTCCAAAGGCCAGCCGTTGTTTAATCGTTTTTGCATTGATTGTGGACTGATACCAACTTCCTTGGCCCAGTCTGCGATGCACATTGTTTTTTCATCAAAAGTGTAAAGCCTTGTAGCGCGTTTACCACCACGGTTTCGTGTTTGCTCTTTACGTGTTGACCATCGACAGTTTTCTTTGCAATAGTTTCCATCATTATCGATACGATCCAATTCCATTTTTGGATCAAGTTTTGGCCCCATATCTTCTAAGAATTTATTAAAGTCATTCCAGGATTTTTCATAAGTTATTCCACGACCACCATATCTTTCATAGTGTGTACAACCTTTGTTATTGCAACGTGATTTCATTGCCACCCAAGATTTATATTCAGAATGATGTTTGCTTTGGTTGGACCAGGCACCATGTTTTGTTGCATAACATGCTTTAGAGCAGTAAATTACTCCGTTTTTTCTTAATCGCATACGAACACTTGCGGGCCATTTGCTTTCAAAAGGTTGTCCGCACTTGGAACAAATAAAGAGTGTGTCCATTAAAATAGAACCAAGGAACCCAAGAAGCCTAGCACAAAAGCTTCATAAGCGAGAACGCACATGTCATCGACCAGCTCGAACAAGCAACCCTTGTTTATTGACCGTCCGTTATTTGATACGGTCCGGGTTACTACGCAGACTGTTGGCAGTCAAGCCAGTAATACAATCTTCGTGCAAGGTGGTCAGGCTCCATCAATCCTGGTGGACATGGACGCGAACCTAAGCGAAGACAATAATAACGGTGGTGTCGTCGATTCGATCACGATTGCTCGCAACGATCGTTATCGGGACGCTGATTACACCGTCAATGCGTCAACGTCTGGTACTGTTGTTGCCTTAACAAGCGGCCAAGTTGTTTATATTCAATCCTCTGCGGTTCTTACCAATGGGACCGCAAGTGGAGTTGGTTATTATACCTATACCGGCTCGGGTACTCTTACTGGAGTTAATACGGCACTGAACTATTCGGGTGCTATTGCTAGTGGTTTCCAGTACCAAGGCGTGGCCTATGGTTATCAACCAGCGGTAACATTTGTTTTCTATCAGACTCGTAATACGACCACTCCTATCCCAGCCAGTGGCGACTACCGTGTTCTATTTGCAAAAACTGTTCCTGCCAACAGTGGTGTTGTTGACTGCTCTGACGTGATGCCTCAGTTGGCAGTTCCCATGCCAACAGCAGGCAACACCAACGGTCTTGGTCCTAGCGCACCACTTCGCAACAAAGGGATTTACCTGGAGCGAGGCGACCGTATTTATGTGGGTGTGTTTGCGGAAGGCCCCAACATTTCTGGTTATACCCCAGGTGCTCATGTGTACGCACAAGGCGGTTTCTTCTGATGAGTTGTGACTAAGTCAAAGGGTACGTTTGGATCTTTTACACCTTTTACCAAAGAAAAGGATAAGGATCCATTTCGCCTAAAGCCAATCACAACCGAATTTTCCAAGGGATCCATCCCCGATTCTTTAAGTACGATCAATCGAGAATCGGCTTGGTCTCGTTGGCGCCGTGGCTATGAACTAGCCACAGCAACTTTTTACGACAACGATTTTACTTATCCATTTCAATATCAAATTCCCGTTCCGTCAGGCACACCAAGTTCAGTAGCTAATCCAAACCCTATTATTTCGGGTGCATTTGTTGGCTTCCCTACGACCAACAAAGAGCTTGGCATGCACTGGGCCGGCTGGCGTTATGCCGGGTCCATGAGAAGCGATAAGTTAAAAGACCCAATCACGAACGACAGGCTTTATATCGAATCAATTACACAAGACCAAAGCAACTGGTATGTAAAGCTTGCTGGTTCTTGGAGTGCAGCCAACCCACTTCCTCCTCCCTTTTATGTAGCTGTTCCAGGTGTTCCAGGGGGGTTAAAGCCTTTGATTACCGAGATCCTGGAGGATCGCGTTATCACGATTGATGGTGAAATTATTGATAAAGATACGATTGATCCGACAACTCAAAAGCGTTACGGCTACGTGCAAGCTGTATTGACTGCCGTCAATCAGAACACAGGTGTCTTGACGTTTAAAAAAGCTGGCTCGGTGCAGGTTACACCGGACCAAGAATATTTAACACCGTCTCCAGCTCAATTTACCGTTGGGAGATACTTGATTACTGGTGCAAGATTCTGTTGTTCTTGCCAAGATTTTACGCACCGTGATTACGCATTTTTAACCAACCCAGCAGCCAGTGACCGAAAGTTTTTCCCGCGCAACAATATTTCTTCTGTGAAGCCAGGTCGTTACGAAGTCATCACGTTGAGTGGTGTTGTAGATAACAATGCGATGAATGATGCATCCGTCAATAGAGAAATGGATGTTTACGCTCCATCTGGATATAGTGTTCCATTCTCTTTGTCGACGACAACCACAATTGACAACAAATCCACCAGGGACAATGTTGGTGTTTATAGAGAATTTGGCGCTACTTATTTAAGAAGCACAGCCAACCCAGCAATCCCTGGATCCAAAGCAGAAGGCATGCCTGGCTATAACGATTACTCCACAGAGCAAGGCGTAATCACATCGCTTACCGATAACTGGACGCCATTGCTTGATGAGATGCGTTATTGCAAACATATCTATGCACTTAAGTTCAAGGACAATACGTTCCCTCCAGAGCCATCTGATTTCCCAGTGCAAGTTGGCAGCATGGCTGCGTGGGAACAAAGATTGGTAGAGAATACTGAAAGTGAACAAAAAGAAGCAGCTTCTTTTGTTATGACCATGAGATCATTGGCGGACATGGACGTTCCTCCTTACAACTGTCAAAGTCCCATGATGATGCCGATGATGCAAAAGCTCTTTAACGTCCCAGCTGATTTTATTGTGATGGGAGGATTTACGATGTTCGACAAAGACGGCAAGCCATATAAGCCTTGACATAATTGTTAATAAGGTATACTTATGTTAAGTCTCACGAGACTTGTTAGGAATTCCTTAAGAACCAGCGACCCGTCCTGTACCATTCTTAGGTTCGGGACGAGCGGACACATAAGCCATGACTCAGCCCATCCCTGTTGACCAGCGGATCGTTGACGATTTTTTCCAGCTCAGCTCTAGCCGTTCCACGAAAGGAGCCGCGTGGTTATTTGGTATGATTGCCACCTATGGCATCAAGCCAGAAGATCTATCGTCCTTTGATTGGGGACCGGAGGCATCACTGGTGCTCCCCAATAAAAAACGTCCGATTCGCCCACTACATCCACAGTGGGTTTTTCTGTTTGATCTGCAGAAAAAACGGCCTTGCGAAATGCAAGACCGTGTATCCATCCTCTCGTCCACGTTGTACAGGCTGATGGCTCATCAAGTCATCAGCGTTAACATCACTGATTTAATGTTGGCGCATAGGCTACGGAAGCAACACTACAAACAGATCAAGCAACCGCAGCAAGCTTCTCTTGCTTGCGTAGGTGCTTCCTGACTGCCTCCACATTCCAACGGTAGCCATCCCTGGAGCGTGTCTCCGGGAATGCGGCGAAGTGGGGACCGAGCTTCAGTGTGCCGTTATCCCGCATACGGAAGAGCTCCTTGCGGTCGATCCCGAGGAGTTCTTCAGCGCGGGCAACGGAGACCCAGCCTGTGTTTTGAGCCATGACTTAGCGTCAGGGTGAACAACTCTCGTACGGTAACGGGCTAGAGCCTTGAGTCAAGTGGATTCATACTTTTTTAAGGGTCGCATGAAGAACTGTAAAGCTTAAGGAAATTAAAATAAGGTAACGGCAACTAAAGAGCATGTATTACAGCGAGCATGAGCCCATTGCCCTTCTCGTTGAAATCACGCCAAAGTTAGCAAAGAAACGGTTTAGAGATGAGATATACAAATCCTGGAATCATCAATGTGCTTATTGCGGGGAAGATGCAACAAGTCTTGACCATGTAATTCCACGTCACAAATCAGGAGAAACAACTCGTAAGAATTTAGTGCCAGCCTGCAGGCGCTGCAATGCTTCTAAGGCATCATACAGATTGCACGAGTGGTACTTAAATCAAGATTTCTTTTCTAAAGCTAGGCTCAATAGAATTGAAAGATGGATTGACCAAAATCCTTTCCAGGTATTGCATTGGGAAGAAGAAACAGATTCATCATTAGTACGGGTTAATTATGTCGGACAAACCAAGGAAAGCTGTGGCTGCTGCCAAGCGATACCAGAAGGACAAGATGAAATGCAACTCACCACAGAAAGCGCCCCCTGGAGATAAACATAAAAAAGTTGTTAAAAGCTGCCACGGTGGTGAGGAGAAGATTATTCGGTACGGAGCCAGGGGTTACAAAGATTACACGCAGCACAAGGATCCCAAAAGACGTGCTAACTTCAGGGCGCGGCACAACTGTGATTCCGTAACCGACAAAAACACAGCCCGTTACTGGGCTTGTGAAGACCTCTGGTGATCCTCATGGCAAAACCCAAATCCTCCGGCTCCATCAAAATTCAATCCAAGCGGAAAAAAACTAGGCAAGGACAGGGCATGAACTCACTTCCTAATCACGGACGTAAACAACGTCGCGGTCAAGGGAAGTAATTATTTGTGTATATTGGGGGTAATTAAGTTACCCCCATGTCTGATTTTTCTGCTGCAATTGAACTAATCAGAAAGTACGAAGGGTATAACGAAAAGGCTTACCCAGATCCAACCACTGGTGGCGAACCTTACACCATTGGTTATGGAACACAGTTTTACCCAGACGGCTCTCCAGTCAGACGCGGACATCTCTGCACGAAACGCAAAGCCCTGGAATATCTGTACCACGAGTTAGAAGTCCTTGATACTGAACTGAAGAAACTCAACCTAGGCCTGGATGACTGCATGCATCAGGCATTACTTTCTTTCAGTCATTCCGTTGGCTGGAACTCTTTTCTGTACAGCAATATTATCGATTGCCTAGAACGAGAAGATTGGCGCAGCGCCAGCCAAGAAATTCCCAAGTGGGTCTTTGATCAAGACCATAAGATGGTGGGCGCCCTTCTGCATCGTCGCCAAGAAGAAGTTGCGCTGTTCCTGTGTCAGGTCAACGACAATCCCTGGATCTCTACTGAGATACTCTTGACGGCTTTTCGTAACTACAGCGCGGCAGCTCACCAGGTCCGTGCCATCCGTATGTTAGAAGAGTCGATCAACCCTTATACTCTGTCTGAATTCGCCAATAACTACAAGATTGACGAGGACCCATGGTGTGGTTCAGAGTACGAGGAATTTGATCCTCAAGGCATCTGTGACATTTAGCCCTAGAATAGTTTCAATTGAAGCATGAAACCAGGAATGGACAGATCGGTTGAACCTCACCAATTTGAGCTTCCTTTAGAGCTTCAATTCTCGATGCGTAAGGCCGAGCTACAGGCCCAAGAGATGACGTGGGATCAGCTCTATTCCGCGCTCTTAAACTTGTACCACCAGCGCCTGATGGAGTGGTATGCGGTTAAGTCATTGATGGCCGATGAGAATGTCGATATCGAATTTGACATTCCCACCGATCTGGAGCTAGCAGAACTCGCCGCCGCATGCATCTACGACGACGAGGATGATGACGATGAACTTCAGCCGTTCTGAACTTCTACAAATGTCAGCAGCCGATCAAGATACCACTGTGCTTTGGCAAGGTCAGTTTTACCCCCCTTATTACGCCAGCGCCATAGATACTTAACACTGTTACCACGAAGATAACCCTGGTACTCCTCCGGTGTTAATTGAGCTTCAATGGCTTCAATGCACTCAATTCCACCACCATCGGTGTAGTGCGGAGGATGATTCACCTGGTCCGGTTGAACCACAGGTGCTTCTTCCTTGACAGCCCAAGGCACCGGGCAAACGCCGTCTTTACATTCCATGCCGAGAATATCGCTGGTTTCTACCGGAGCAAACCACGTCTTTTCTGCGACAGGATCAGCTCCTCCTCCGGTGCTGTTCCCAAGTCCAGAACTAGGGTCTTCGGTCGTGGCGATGAAGCTGGGTACATCTCCAGTGCTTCCTCCATCGATGGGATATAACCCGTCATTCCAGGCCGTGCCCCCTCGAGTTCCAGTGGATTCCTTTCCAGCCCCTCTTCGCATAACGTCAAGCCGCGATTGTACTGGTCATATAATGGCACATCATTTTCCTCATTGTCGAGATCAGTGTCGAATGTTGCCTGATTCAGACAACGACACATGACTTCGTCAATGATGCTTTGACCGAGACCGTCGCGGTAATCAGCAGGGCTATGCATGGAAATATCCTGGCCTAAATTGCCTCGATTACAATATTAACATGGCAAGATTCTATAACCCACGTCAAGATAATCCCGACCAGCCGGTTGATACTTCGGTTGGTTACAGAGGCCGTCTTGAGTACGATCCACGCCATGACTCTGGCTCCTCTGGCGGTGAAGTTACTGACTTAACCCCCGAGCGTCAATATGACGTTGATTTGAGGCGTCTAGATCCAATCGAACGTGCTACCGCTGGAGCAGCCGATACAGAAAATGCGGTACAGCAGGCGAGAGTATCTCGTTTTCTAAAAGCTTCCCGCCTTGCAGAGAAATATAAATCACAAGCTGATACCCAATACCCAATCATTGGTACATCCGTTGGACGCCAACCGTCTTCACGACAAGGTGTTGTTCTTCCAACCTTAGGCGAAGCACCAGGTGCGAGGGGTAGTATTAACTACCCCAACAAGCCTCAACCACGATCTGGCAAGGCGTACAACTGGCTTGACAGTTTTAGTTGATTAGACCTTACTGAAGACAACTTCAGGGGCTTGGTTCTGGTACTTACCCTTGCGATCCTGGTAGCTGACTTCGCATGGGTTGCCGCGATAGAAGAGGAGTTGGGTAACGCCCTCATCTGCGTAAATGCGGTTGAATAGTCCCGTGCAATTGCTAATCTCAAGCGTCAGGTAACCCTCCCAGCCACTCTCAGCAGGAGTGATATTAACCAGGATTCCCGATCGGGCATACGTAGATTTGCCAACGGCAACTACAGTTACATCACGGGGAAGCTTGAGGCGCTCTCGTGCCACCCCCAAACAATACCCATAGGGAGGAAGAAGGAAATACTTGCCTTTTTCGTCCTCCAGTAATTCGGCATTGGTCAGAATTTCCGGCTTGAAATCCTTCGGATCGCACTCACCCTCAGAAATGCGTCCAAAGATGAGACATTGTTCTGGCGACAAACGGATGTCGTATCCATAGGAACTTAGTCCATAGCTAAGAATACGACGGCCATCTTCTTTGCTGATGAGACGATCCTGGAACGGGACAATCATCTCCTCTTCTTCCGCGAGTTGACGGATTTCTTTATCGCAGAGAACGCTCATAGACTTTTTAAAGCTTTTTCAATATAGATCATTCAGCAAAGAACACGGCCTTTTTCAGAGTAAATATCGATGAATCTCTGGGTTGCTTCACCAATATTGTCCTTTGGCTGCAGATAAACCAAGAATGAGGTGCAGGTGTTGTGGTTTTTAACTCCTTCGTTTGTTCGCGCTACAAGGTTTGGTACAGTACGCAGAATGCACACCGGAAAATCAAAGAGCCGCTGTTCGTACCTAAACATGTCGGGACAGTTAGAGAAGTAAAGACCCTCCTCGATTTCGTTATGGTACCAAGCTTTGAAAAGACGCCGAAACCAAACAGCATGGGACGATGTCAACGTCGAAGAACATGCCCTGGTCATCTTCCACCGTTCGTTCTTTTTGTCCCAGAAGTACGTCCCACTTGGCGGAAATAAGTAAACCTTGCCGAACCATTCCTGGTCGTTCAGTCCATCATCTGTGGGCGTGAAGAAGTTTTTGGCGTTGACGTACTCATTGGCAAAAGCAGAACTGGCCACATCAAGATCGATGTGACCCATGAGACCGTGCGCTGCCGCAACAAGATCTGCATTGGTCACAAGCTCCAGATCTTCACGGCGCATGCCGCTTTTAGTAATTGCCATTACTGATTGGTTTCTTTGTTGTAATCCACTTCAAGATATCGAATACCTTCATCATCATTAATGACGTATCCAGCTTTTTCAGTTGGATCAATCTTCTGTGCAGCAGAGAGAATACGCCTAAAGCTCTCGGCCAAATCACCGTCGTTTGCTCGCTCACACTCCTCTTGTGCCGAGTGAATTTCTTTGAGCGTCCAGAAGAACATGGAACGTTCTTTGTTTCTTGGCTGGAACACCATCACCCCAGGCCCTTCTAGTTCCCACATCTTGCAATAGTGTTCACCCATGTCACCAAGGATTAAACGCACCGTAGCGTCCAGCATCCGGACCTTGGTATCGTCCATATCAGGGCCAATGGCCTGAGCGATCAGCTTCTCGCGTCTATTCATAGGATGCTAAACCTTGTTTTTGAAGGACCTCTTGGAGCTTAGGCAATGGCTGATAGATGACGACCAACTTGCCTAAGACACCACGTTTTTTAATAAGCTTACCGCTTTCGTCCCGAAGTTTGTCAAATTCACCAGAGCGAATTAAATACTCAGCAACGCAACGCAACCGCCGCTTGAGAGGTAGTTCTGCAGCTGGGAACTTGCTACAGATGGTATCAGGATTCATGTCACGGAAAGCGACGCGCAATCGATTGGCCAAAGTCATGTTTGAATTCACGTCCTCCTCTTCGTAGTTTCTAATAATTTCTAGATACCGGCGCAGGCATCCATCATCAAAAGAACCCTCGGGAGGCATGAAGCATTCCATCTGGAGCGCCAAGGAAACCGGAAGAATTTCCCTGTAGTTCTCTAGATTTACCTCTTCGATTTGAAAGGTTTCAAATCGATGAGCCAGGGGTACTGTCTTCTTCTGCATCTGGAGAACTTTCTAAAGAGGCCAAGTAAGCGTCGATGGAATGCGCGTTAATTCGATAACCGTGAGCATTTTTTTCTTTGTAATCTTTGTTGCTTAGTTCAGGGTTCTTGGCAAAAGAACGCACCAGGTGATTCCACGGAATCCGAAGCTTGTTCTTTTTGTTTGCCCCTGGATTGATGTTGACGTAATGAATGCCCTCAGTCCATCCAGCGCCTTTTGTACTGGTCTTGCCAATAGCAATCCAATTACGGATTGTCTGATCTGAAACCGAAAGACGCCTGGCGCACTCCTCGGTTGAGATGTATTCATCTGCGTACATCTCTGGATTGGGACTGTTT